CATTTGCAAAACTTGCTATTCCACCGTTAGCATAATCAGGTTCTATAAATCCTTTAAATTCTTCATATTGATAAAGATTTTCTTCTGGTCCATATTCTCTTTCTAAATAATCTAATGGATCTTTTTCCATTAAGTCTTTAGTTTTTCTTCGTTCTTTAATTTTTTCACGATCTTTAATTTTACCTGTAGCTGCTCTTTCAGCTGCTTCTATATCACCAGCTGCTTTGTCAATTGTTGTAACTCTTTCATCTATATCTAAAGTTTGATCTCTTTGCCATCTAGGTTCTGTTTCTAAAACTTGAAATTCTCCAGGTTCATCTATTTTTTTTCCTGTCTCAACATCAAAATCTGTTTTTGGTTTTTTATATTGTAAATCTACAGTTTGACCATTTGGATTTCTTGGCGAATCAATTGTAACAGTAATTTCTCCATCTATTGGCTTTTCGGTTAATGTGAATGTTGTATCCCCATCTTTTAATTTTTTAATATTAACTGTGTCTTCTAATCTTTTTACTTCTGGAGATATATCTTTTCCTTCTTTCATAATTTTATTAACTAATGGAGTAAACCATTCAGGCATTCCAGAAACTTTAGGTAATATTTTACCAGCAGCTTTTATAGCTTTAATACCTGTACCTTTTAATGCTTTTCCTAAAACAGGTAATGCGGCAATACCACCCATTATTTTTAATAAAGTTCTACGATCCATTATTGAGCTTCCTTATCTTTGTTGGATAGATAGTCATATAGAGTATATCCAGTAGATGCAATAAGTCCTGGTATTCCTAAAAATCTAGAAGCACCTGCTATAACTCTTGGATTTAATCCTAATCTTAATGCAGTACTTAATCTTCCAGGAATTGCTTCACCTACATTTTTAAGTGTAGCATAATTTTTTAAAGCGCCCATAATTCCAGTTGCTTCAGCCGCAGCTGGAGCTGCTATAGTTCCTGCTCTCTTTCCTAAAGTCTCCATCGTAGCAAGTCCTAAATAATTAAATGGATCTGTTGCCATTTCAGTTGCGGTTACTTTTTCATCTAATGCTTGTGGTATTGTAAATGCAGCTGTCGCTAATGGACTACCTAGTCTATAAAATCCTTTTCCTAATACTCCTTTAACAGGAGACTTACCCGCGATCCGCGCTTCTTCAATCGTCTTTTTCGCATCAGGTAAACCAAGTCCAACTGTTGCACCACCGATCATCGCCGCAGCTTCGCCAACCATTTTTCCAACTTCTTTAACTTCGTCTGGTATTTCATTATCCGCGATCCAATATAAAAGATCCGATTGAGCTGCTTTTTGATTTAAATCATCTGGACTAACAAAACCCGCATACGCATCGTATTTAATAGGTAATGCTAATTTTTGTTCTGGTACTTGTTCCTCTACTGCTTGATCTTGCATCGCGGTTTGTGTGTCTTGGATTTGAGATTGTTGATCTTTACCTTGATAAGGAGTTGCATTTGCAATAAATGGTGCAGCTAATCCTAAAAATGCATATTTTCCTTTTCCTTGAAAAGGAATTCCTGCTAAAGAAAATAATGGTTTTGATTTTGTTTTAATTACAAAATTATTTTGTTTTGCTATTTCTTTTATATTTTTTTGAGCTCCTTCAGAAAATTCATCAAAATATTTTATTTGTTCTTCTGGTTTTAAATTTTTCCCAGTTAAAAATATTGGTACATCAATTTTATATTTTTTTTCAAAATCTTTAGCTAGTTGATTATAATCTTTAATATCAGAAAAATCTCCATTTAAAGCTTTACCGAGAGCTCTGCTAAATTTTAAATCTAATTTTTTTCCTTTATCTTTATTTTTAAGAAAATCTATAACTTGTGTTGCTTCTATATAACCAGGAGCTCTATCAAAAGTTGCAGCAACCGCACCAACTTCATCCACAGCCATTCCTCTTTGAAGTAATCTATTTCTTGCCATTCGTGTTGCTCCTTCTGGCAATCCTCTTTTTGCATCTGCAATTGAAAGTTGTAAATCTCTTCTTATACCTGGTTCAAAACCAAAATCATTTATTCTATTTTCAATACTATCTAAAATATCACCTAACTTATCTGATCTTATGCTTTTAAAATTAGGAGTGACAGTTGATGCTCCTTTTGAAAATTGTGCTACAAATTTAGGAACTTGTCTTGCTGCGTCTTTTAAATATTCAAGTTTTTTAATATTATCTGCATCATTAAAATTTTTATCACCATAAATAGCTTTAGCTATATCTGTTGAATCTGCATCCGGATCTAAAACAAAAACATTTCTTAATACATTCATCATAGGTGTTCTTTTAATTGCTTTAGTTTGAGCTGCTACATCAGCAACCTCTTTAGGGGAAATTAAAGATATTTTATCTTTAAAATTTTTATTAAATTTAAGTTCTGCCAAACTAGTTTGAATAGTAGCAAAAGGAATTTTTGGAAATTTTTCTTTAAGCTGTTTTATATTCAATGGAGTTTCTGATTCATTTAAAGCATTTTTAATTAATGACATGGATGTTTGTTTTCCGCGATAAGTTAGTTTTGGTTTTACATTTCCAATGTCTACAAGTTTTTTTATTTCTCCTATTGCTGTACTAATTTTAGGTTTATATAATTCTTCAGATGTTTGACCTACTTTTTTAACTTCAAATAATTCTTTAATTTTTTTATAAACTTCATTATTACTTCCTTTATATTTTTCAATAGTTGAAGCATTAACTCCTAATTTTTCGCCAAGTTGTCTTCTATTTATAAAACCTTTTGTTTCTTTTTCAATTGTTTTTGCAATTTGTTTTGCAAAATTTATTGCTTCTTGTTTTTGATTTGCTCTAAAAAATCTATCAACATTAATACCTGCATTTTTATTAGCAGCTCTAACTAAAAAACCTTGGCCTTCTCCTTTTGAATATAAATATGGAATTGTTGCCATTATCTTCCTCTCTTTTTAAACATTGTTCCTAAACCTTTATCCAAAGTTCTATCTAGATCATTAAACATTTTTTTGTAAGTTAGATTCCCAACGCTTCCACCTTTAGCATTTGGTTCTCTATCTTTAACATCAAAGTCTTCTAAAATATTTTTGTTATTAATATCATCTGTTATCTTTTGAATTTTTTTAAATCCTTCCGGATCATTCTGTTTTATAAAGTTTGTAAAATCTTCTGCAGTTTTAGGATCTGATATATTTATACTACTTGAACTACGTGGTTCAAATATTTTTTCTAATTCATCTAATTCATTCATTTCCTCGAGAGTAAATAATCTTCTATCTTTTACATCTTCTGCGTATTCAGCTTTTTTTCTTAAAAAATCCATACGACTTTGAGTTTTTTCACCTGCTACAGGATCTAATTTACCTGTTAAATACTGTCCACGATAATATGCTTCTTCTGCTTTACTTCTTTTTAAAGCTTTCTCTGCTTCTCCAACAGTTCCTTCTGACATCCAAGTTTCTGAATCTCCAAGTAGTTCTTCATAATCTTGAATTTCTTCTTTAGTAAGTTGTCTTGATTTATTTTTTTTAATTGATTCATCATATTTAACATAATCATCTGGATTACCCGGATCAAAACCTTTTCTTGCCATGTCGGCTTGTTTTTTTATTCCTTCATCTATAACTTCTGTTATACTTTTTGAAGCAATCTTAACAGGGGCTTTTGGAATTGTTACTTCTCCTGTGTTAGGATCAAAAGTTTCCATAGATTTCTTACCTTGAAGTTTTTCATTTACATCATCTACTAAAGTTTTAAGTCCTGTCTTTGCTTCTGTTACAACTTCTGCTTTTGAAAATATATTTGGATAAGTAGATCTTAAAAATTGTAAATTATTTAAAAAAGTTTCTAACTCTTCTTCGTTTTTAATTTGAGGAAGAAAATCAGAATCCATTCTAACTAATTTTTTTAATTGTTCAGGATCCTTAATATTTCCTAAACCTTTTCTTAAAATTTCAGGAGAAGTTAAATCTGCGTTATATAAATTTCTAAATTCAGGATTTCTACTTACTTTAGTCATCATACCAAATCTTGGAGACATACCCATATCTTTTAAGATATTTAAGATTTTCATTCCTAGAGCTGCAACTCTTTTTGAATTTGCCATTAGTAATACTCCTTGTCGTTATGAATTACAGGTTCATCCTTATAATCCTCGGGATGCTCAATAAAGCCGCCCTGTCTAAATCTCATTAATGCTTGTGTCATTGAGTCTACGAGGTCATCGTGATCTCCAAAAGGAAATGCCGCGCATTCCTCAATAACCTCTTCTGCAAAACTTGCCTCTGGCGCCCATATCTGACCACTTTCAAAAAGTGGAGCAACGGCGTTTATACGGGAATGCTTATCATTTCCTTTGCTAGGTGTAAAGTTAATCACGGGTATACCCATCTTACGTAATTCATAAGTTAATGGTAATCCTGATGCTTTGGACTCAATCACCACTGATTCTGGTTTCCAATAATGATATTGTTCTAAAGCTCTACGCCTTAATTCTGGAAACTCTAATCGTTCTTTTACCGCATCTAGTAAAATTAAATTAGGACCTGAATCAGGATTTGGATAAAATACACCCCATGTTGTAATGGCTGAATAATCGGCTGTTTCTTTTTTAAGGAATGCCGTGTCATAACTTTGTATCACATGGTACAATTCTGGAATATAATCCTTATCCCATTTCTGCCACCAATCACGTTTAATGATTGAACCTTCTTCTGATGTTGGATTCTGCATCCATTGTGCATTCCATTTTTGAATTGATAGAGATGCCTTAACTGATTCTAATTCTGATAACTTCCAATACTCTGGCCATACGGGTTTCTCATCTGGTAAGATGGCTGGAAATTCTATCATTTCCCATTGATCAGATTTGATTCCTTTTTGAGCCCCGATCAACGATCCGGTAAGATCTTTCAAAGACCAACGCGTCATGACTACAACAATCTTTCCGCCAGGTTGTAATCGCTGACGAGGTCCTGATGTATACCATTCATAAGCACGTTCCAGCGCTTCTGGATTCATCGCATCTTGTTCCGAGTGCGGGTCATCTATAATAAGTAAATCAGCTCCGCGGCCCGTGATCGCCGATCCAACACCCGCTGCAAAATACTCACCACCTTGATCCGTCTCCCAACGGCCCGCGGCTTGCGAATCTTCGCGAAGTGTCGTTTTGAAAAATCTTTTATAATCTTGACTGTCAATTAAATGTTTTGCTTTTCTACCGAATCGAACAGCGAGCTCCGTGGTGTGCGTCGTTTGAATAATTTTTAATTTTGGATTACGACCAATCATCCATGCAGGTAATAAGAAAGATGCAAATTCTGATTTAGTATGCCTTGGTGGCATGTAATTTTTAATTTTGGATTACGACCAATCATCCATGCAGGTAATAAGAAAGATGCAAATTCTGATTTAGTATGCCTTGGTGGCATATTAATAATTAAACGATTAATCTTGCCTTCTGCAAGACGATTAAATTGTTCAGCAATTTTTTTATGATGTGAACCTTGTATAAAATCAGGCCACATAGATTTTACAAAAGTTAAAAAGTCTTCGTGTACTTTTTGTTCTTTTACTTTCTCATCATACTTGATTGCATACTTCATAAACTCCTTACGTGCATCCGTAGGAAGCTTATTCAAGTCTATCTTACTTACATCCATATAATTTTTTATAAAATTTTTTTATAAAATTTTTACACCTTCAATATTTTTTATGAAGTATTTATCACGGTTGAATGTCTAAATCTAGCACTAAAGGTCAAAGTCTTGGGACCCCTTTTGCAATTTAGGGGGTGGGGGTGGGTGGGCCCGCAAGCTTTCAAGCTTGTTGGGGTTACTGACCGCAATGGGTGGGGTGGGTGGGCCCGCAAGCTAGCGAGCGATATATATTGTTAACAAGAGAAGAGGCGAGCGCGCCGCGAAGCGGCGCACAACCTATGATTGATTACATCAATCTAACAATGTCATGTATTCTTTTGGAAAGTGTTTAGAGAACCAAGATAAACCTTTTTGCACAGTTGTATAATCTTCTAATCGTTCCGCGCCGATAATCATATCATACACAGCAACCGCGAACCAAGGAAGGTGGGCAACCTCGCCACTAAATCTATTGGCAACCTCGATTAGTTTGTCTTG